GAGTCGACACGAGGAGAGAGCGCCATGCCGAGAACTTGGACGAGGCCGCAGACTGGGACGCCGGTTTGGTACTACGCGGCAGCGCCGCCTGCTGCTGCGGCTTTGCATGCGATCGTGGTTGCACTGAACACGGGTGCGGGCTCGGGCGTGGGTTCTCCGCCGCAGACGTTTGACCTGACGGTCTACGATCCTGCCGCAGCGGCTGGCGCCGGTGCATGGAGCAAGGTGACCAACGTCCCGTTCCACTACGGCACCAGGCCGACGAGCGGCGCGTGGTGCACGATGCCGAGGATCAATACCCCTGCTGTCGGCGCGTGGCCGAGCGCCATGGAAGGCCCGCTGGAGCTGACGCTGCACGACGTGCCCGAGGACAAGCGCCAGGAGGTCATCGATCATATGCGTGAGGAAGCCGAGAAGGTGGCCAAGGCGCAAGAAGAGGCAGCACAAGAGGCGGCGCCAAAACAGCTGGAGCATGCAACCGAAGCGGCGGAAGAAAACGGCGACGAGCCGCATGCTCGGCGCGGCGGACGCGGACGTCGTTGAGACGAGCCGCTAATCCAAGTTACCGGGCAGCTTGGTCTTGATCTTGCTGAAAATCTTGCTGCCGAGAAGGTCCTTGATGGTCATATCGAACGAGGACTTCGCCGCGCGCAGGGCGATGCTCGGCACGATGTCTGCGACCGCCATGTCGGCCATCAGCTGATCGATCAACAGGCAAGCCGTGTCGAGCGCGGCGGTGAGCTTCGCCCCCTCCTCGTTGAGCCGCACGATGTTCATGGCCGCGATGCGCAACGCGGCGTCGCGCCGCTCGATCTCGGCGCCCAAATCCTCGATGTCCTCGCGGTGCTCTCCCTCGGTCATGGTTTATAGCCCCGACCTTGAATGACGGCTTGCATCGCCTCGCTCCAGGCGCCCTTGGCTGAGCCGACAATGGGAGAAAGCACGAGCCCCTCGGGCATCCAGGCGAGCAGCGCCTCGATCAGCTGCGTGCCAGCATCGACCGCGCGCACGACTGTGGCCATATCGGCGCGAGTCCGCTGAAGCTTTTCGCACAGATCGGCGTATTTGCTCTGCCACTCGCCCAGCTCGATCATCATCTCGGCGATCGTGTCGTCTCGCTCGGCGATATCTGCGAGCTTTTGATCGAGCAGCAGCGCCATCACCTCTTTTTCTTTTTCCATCACCGCCGCCTCGTCCATCAGCTTGGTGATGACCTTGCCGCCAGCTTCGAGCAGCATGCTGGCTTCTATTTCCCAGCCTTGCGATTTGTCGTCCGGTGGGGTCATGTGAAGAGTGCGCGGCAGCTGGGATCACTTTGGTGCGGACAAGGAGGGCCCAGCCTTCGGGCCGTCGCCCTAGCCGCGCGATTCGCTTGTAGCACGTTTTGTAATGAAGTACATTATATTTCATGACCTCAGTTTACAATCTGCAGATACGGATTACCGATGTGCAGCGTCGGGCATTTGAAGAACGCGCTCATTTTGCTGGATTGACGCTCTCGGCCTGGGCGAGATCGGTACTCCTGCAGCAGATTAGAATCGATCAAAGGAAGGAGCTGGATGATGACCGAGAAGAGCTTGAGCTTCGGGGAAAAGGCGGTGGGACTGACGTTTAATCCGTCAGGCGACGAGAACGTCAATAAGATCAAGAAACTCTATGCCGAGATCATCGATTTCTGCAATGATCGGCGTCAGGTTAAAGAGTTGTCAGAGGTTGGCTCCGAGCGCAATCGGCTGTTCGAGATCGCGATTACCGAGGCGCAGGCGGCACAGATGTGGACGGTGAAGGCCATTACCTGGCTGGAAAAATGACTGACACGGCTGAAACTTTTCCGGTCGACAACGAGAAGCTCGCCGAGGAGACGCTTAAAAGTTTGCGCAGCGAACTCTCGGTGCGGCTTGAGCGCAAAGCGCAGGCCAAGGCCGGGGGTCTCGTGCAGTTCGTGCGATATTTTTGGCCGATACTGGAGCCCGAGACGAAACTCGTTGAGGGTTGGCTGCTGGATGCTATCGCTTTGCATCTGGAGGCCGTCACCTTTGGAAAAGTCACTCGTCTGCTGATCAACGTCCCGCCCGGAAGCATGAAATCGCTGATGGTGAACGTGTTCTGGCCCGCCTGGGAGTGGGGCGCCATGAACATGTGCTCGATGCGCTACGTGAGCTTTTCGTATTCGTCGGGCTTGACCGAGCGTGATAACACCAAGTTCCGAAAACTTGTGACCAGCGACAAGTACAAGGAACTCTGGGGAGATCGGTTTGCCCTCGAAAAAGAAGGTGAGATCAAAATCACCAACGATCAGACTGGTTCGAAGTTCGCGTCGTCGGTCAAAGGGATCGGAACCGGCGAACGAGGCGATCGCGTGGTTATCGATGACCCTCACGACGTCCACAAGTCCGAGTCCGATATCGTTCGTAATGATACCCTGCGTTGGTTTCGAGAAACGATCACGGACCGGCTCAACAACTTGGACGATTCGGCTATCGTCATCATCATGCAACGGGTTCATCAGCTTGACATTTCCGGCTTCATTCTTGAACAAGGTTGGCCTTATACGCATCTGATGGTGCCGATGGAGTTTGAAAGTGGGCGCGAGCCGTACAACGCGCTTGGCTGGAAAGACCCGCGCACAGAAGATGGCGATCTTGCGTGGCCTGAGAGATTTTCTCCTGCAGCGGTCGCCAACATCGAGCGCGAGAAGGGCTCTTTCGCCTATGCTGGACAGTATCAACAGCGCCCTGCGCCGCGTGGCGGCGGAATCATCAAGCGCGAGCACTGGCGACCCTACACCGAAAAAGAATGCGGAAAATTCGGCGTGCCGTGGCCGAAATTCCCGATCATGAGCTACACGGTGCTCTCGATCGACACCGCGCAGACCGAAAAAAAGATCAATGACCCCTCGGCGGGCGTCGTGCTCGGTGTCACGCGCGATATTTGGGAGAACAGAAGAATTATCCTGATGTGGGCGTGGTCGGAGCGCATGGAGCTGTACGAGTTGATGCGAAAAATCGAGGAGACGTGCAAGAAGTTCAAGGTGGATAGAGTTTTGATCGAGGACAAGGCCTCGGGCATCCCGGTTGCACAGGAACTACGTCGTCGCGGAAGAGTGATTTCCGACGTGCTGAGCCACAATCCCAAAACGCAGGATCGCGCCGACTTCGGGGTCACGCTGATCAGTCCTGAAGGCGACAAAGAAGCTCGTCTTTACGCCATCCAGAACCTGTTCGAGTGCGGCCTGATCTATGCGCCAGCCGAATCGACCGGCGGTGGAGATTTTCTGTTCAAGGATTGGGCCGATAAGGTGATCACCGAGTGCGCCGATTTTCCAAAGGGCGCACATGACGACCTCGCCGATGCTCTGTCGCAGGCGGTCATCCATATGCGCAAGCTCGGCCTCGCTACGCTGCCGGACGAGGACGAACTCGAAGACATCGAGGAGAAAAAATACAAGAAGCCGCTGGCGCCGATGTATCCGGCCTACGGTGGCGCTGGTTTGGCGCTGACGATCCCGACGGGGCGCTGAGGTGTCACCAGGGTTATAGTATTTTCGGCGAATCGGGCTAGACTTAGCCTCCTATCCGGGATAGCGGGCTGGTCCGATGCTGATTCTCGCCTCCGCCACCGACTTGATCCAAGTTACGACCGCAAGCGCTGGTCAAATCGACGTCCACGCCAGCTGGATGGACAATGTCTCGGGGGCGGTCGGCCCTGGACGCACCAACACTCCCTCGATCACCACCGCAGCAACCACGACTGTCGTCGGTAGTCCTGCTGCTGGCACACAGCGCAATTTGAAAACGCTGCATATCCGTAATCGCGGCGGCAGTTCCAACGACGTCACGGTCTTCCACACCGACGGTACGACGCCGGTTTCGCTGCAAAAGGTCACGCTGTTGCCGGGCGCGACCCTGCAATACGTCGACGAGGTCGGCTTTCTGCCACAGCTGACAGGAATCCAGTAATGCTGCTCCTGACCTCGCCCAGTGACGGTCTGCAAATCATCACCAGCTCGGCGGCGATCATCAACGCGCATGCGAGCTGGGTGGACACCAACACCGGCACCGGCACGATCACGCCGGGAAGAACCAATACCGCCGTATCGGCTGCCGCAACGACCGGCGTCGCGGGCACGCCAGTCTCCGGTGTGCAGCGTAACGTGAAGACGCTTCATGTTCGCAACGCCGATGCGACGCTGCCATGTGACGTCACGGTACAGCACACTGACGGGACTGTCGTCGCCCAGCTGTATAAGCGCACGCTCTCCCCCGGCGACATGCTGGAATATACCGATCAGGCCGGTTTTGCCTGGACGACCGCTTCTGGCGCGAGCGGTGGTGGCACGGGTGGCGGCGGCGGTCAGTGGACGACCGGCGACATCCGCGCCACATTCAAAAATGTTGCGGATACCGGCTGGATCATGGCCGATGATGGCTCGATCGGAAATGCGACCTCTGGCGCGACCAATCGTTCTAACGCCGATACTCAGGCGTTGTTCACGTTGTTCTGGAACAACATTTTACAGACCACATCGCCCGCGCGAACCTGCACGATCTCGATCGCCTCGCCTGCGGTGGTCACGCGGGCCAGCCACGGCTTTCCGGCCGGTCAGCAGGTCGTGTTCTCGACGTCGGGTGCGCTGCCGACCGGAATAACGGCCGGAACGATCTATTACGTCATCTCGGCCGGTCTTACGGCAGGAGCATTTCGGATTGCGACGACTCCTGGCGGAACAGCGATCAATACCTCGGGTACTCAGTCCGGCACCCATAACGTGACCGGATTTACCGGGCTGACGATCCAAGACAGTACCGGCGCCACGGTCACGCGCGGAGCTACGCCTGCGGCGGACTATGCCGCCAATCGTCGTCTGGTCCTGCCCAAGATGGTCGGCCGCGCGCTGTTGGCCGCCGGGGCTGGCGCTGGATTGAGTGCACACTCGGTCGGCGACTTCCTCGGCGCGGAGACCTGTACGCCGACATTGGCTACGACTGCCTCCCACGAACATCTGGTGGCATGGACGAGCTACATGGCCAACTACGATCCGGTCGGTGGCGGCGGATACAACCTTTCCGCGCCGGTCGACATCAGCACTGGGTCGGCCGGTGGCGGGAAGCCATTTAACATCATGTCGCCGTCAGCTTACGTGAACTACATGATCAAGCTCTGAGGTGCTTTATGGGCGAGTTTCACCACCATCCTGATGGTCTCATCTATGTGCGTCCCGATAGCGGGACCATTTACGGCGACACGCTGGCAAACTTTCAGCTCGATTATGGTCAGCCAGCGCCTGCGCTGCCGGTTGGCACCGACGAGCAGCTCTATACGCAGGATATTCGTCACGCTTACAAGCGCGGCGGAAACGTGGTTGATGGCGGGCCGCGCGTGTATACCTGGGGCGACAACTGCATCGCGGCATGTGCTTCGTTGGTGGCGGCACAGGCTGCACGCGTGGGGCCGCCGCATTTTCCGTAATAGGCATGAGTTGGCATGGCTAATGGGACCATCAACGGTCGTGGCGTCGTCCCCACCGAGCACTATCGCAACGAAAGCGACGCCCTTGGTCTTGGTGGGCAACCTTACGATGACAGTCCGTTAACCGTCGTCATCCAGGAAAATGCTGATCATCCGCCCGAGAACATCGGCATCGAGAAGGGCGACGGCTCGCTGATCATCCGCCTCGATGGCAAGCGCATGCCGAAGGAGGCGACCGGCAATGCCAAGCAGCATGACGCCAATCTTGCCGAGTTCATCGACGATGCCGAGCTGGCCCGCATCTGTGACGAACTCCTAAACGGCATCGACAGCGATCTGCAGACCCGCCAGGAATGGCTCGACCGGCGCGCGTCCGGCATCAAGCATCTGGCGATGAAGATCGAAAATCCCCGCAGCCCCTCGGTCGACGCCGATACGGCGGTCGAGGGGCAGGCTACAATCCGCACGCCGATCATGCTCGATGCGGTGCTGCGCTTTCAGGCCAATGCCAGGGGCGAACTGCTCCCGGCGGGTGGTCCGGTCAAGATGACCAATACCGCGATGTTCAAGACGCCGCATCGCGAGTTCTTGGAGCAGCAAATGCAAATCCCGCGTGAGCAGCGCGGCGACGATCGTGACCTTCAAGCCGAGGCGCTGGAGGGATTGTTCAACCGGTACCTGACCATCGTCGACAAAGAATACTATCCCGACACGACCCGACTTTTTTTCATGCAAGGCTATAGTGGTTGCGGCTTCAAAAAAGTCTACCACTGCCCGATTAGACGCAGGCCTGTGTCGCGCTCGATCGATGCTGCCGATATTATCGTGAGCGATAACGAGGTCTCGCTGCAAGAATGCGGGCGCGTCACGCATCGTATCCCGATGAGACAATCCGTGATGCGGCGCATGCAGCTGTCCGGCACGTACCGCGACGTCGACATCACCATTCCGGTCGGGCCGGTGCCTGATACGATGGAGCAGGCCGAGCATGACGTTGCCGGTCTGGCGGCGTGGTCGCAACGCCCCCAGGACTACAAGCACACCGTCTACGAGTGTTACTGCGAGCTGGATGTCGCGGGCTTCGAGCACACCGAGAGGGGCAGCATCACCGGGTTGCCGCTACCTTACCGGGTGAGCATCGACAAGGATTCTCAGACCGTCCTGGAAGTGCGACGCAACTGGGAAGAGGATGACGATCGCTATCTCAAGCACATGCCGATCGTCAAATACCCGTTCGTGGACGGGATGGGCTTCTACGGCATCGGGCTGCTCCACATCATGGGCAACGCTACCGCCGCCGTCACCACGGCATGGCGGCTCGCATTGGATAGCGCCGGTTTCGCGTCGTGGCCGGGATTTCTCTATTCCGAGACTGTGGGACGTCAGGACACTATGACGTTCCGCGTGGGTCTCGGCGCCGGTGTACGCGTGAACACCGGCGGCCAGGACATCCGCGCCCACATCATGGATTTGCCCTACAAGGACGTCACGGCGGGGCTCGTCCAGGTTACCCAGCACATTGAGGAAGAAGCCCGGCGTGTCGGCGGGACGCCTGAGTTGATGGTCGGGGAGGGCCGTCAGGATGTTCCCGTTGGCACGACGATTGCTATGCTTGACCAAGCCGTGAAAGTGCTCGACTCAGTGCACAAGGGCATGCACACCGCCCAGAGCGAGGAGTTCTCGCTCTTGCGTGATCTCTTCGTCGACGACCCGGATGTGCTGCTATGTCCGGTATCCGGCAGCACGCCGCAATGGCAGTGGGAGCGCGACGATCTCGTCCAGGCGCTCAAGGATTGCAACCTTACCCCGCAGGCCGATCCGAATACGCCCTCGCACACCATCCGCGTCATGAAGGCGGTCGCCCTCGTCCAGTTGGTGCAGCTCAATCCGCAGATGTGGGACCTGCACGCGGTCGTGCGGCGCGTGGCAAATATGGTTGGACTGGGCAACGTCGATGAGCTATTCGCGCCGCCCAACTCTCAGCAGGACCCGAAGCAGGCCCAGGCGATGCAGACGGCCATGCAGAAGATGCAGGAGTTGGCACAGAAGGAAGGCGATTCTCAGCGCAAGGCGCAGCTGGATGTGATCCTCCAAGGCATGAAGAACGCGATGGAAGGCCAGAAGTTGGTTGGTCAGAATCTAGAGCGGCAGTCGCGCGAGCGTATCGAGGGCGCCAAGCTCCAGCAAAAACAAATGGAGTTGGCGCAATCTACCCTTATCCATCCTCTCGCTGCCCCCGTTGCTCAGACATGGCCTGGGGTGCCCAATGGTGGAGGGCGGGTAATATGACGTACTTCAGGCACGGTGATGCCACTGACGGGAAAGTTACGCCTGAGTACAAGAGTTGGCGTGCGATGAAGCAGCGGTGCACCAACTCGACACATCGGTTTTTCAAGGACTACGGCGGGCGTGGCATCAAGGTCTGCGAGCGGTGGCGCGTTTATGCTAACTTTCTCGCCGACATGGGTCGCAGACCCACTCCAAAGCACACCCTTGAGCGAATCGACAATGATCGTGACTATTCGCCTGAGAACTGTCGGTGGGCGACGCGGGTGGAGCAACAGGCCAACCGACGTCCGCAGAGAAACCGGACTGGGTATCCTAACGTGTGGGTAGACCCGAAGACCGGCAGGTTCATGGGCGTTCTGCGCAATGGCGGGAAGACTCGTTATTGCGGCACTTACGGTACGCCGCAGGAGGCATCAGAGGCAGCACAGCGCGCTAGAGCGCTAGGGAGATAACCATGGCACACCCGATGGCAGGTCAAGCGAAGGCATCGCAAAAGGCCCGTCTAGGCAGGCTTGGTGCGAAAGCTGGTAAGCCGTTTGGCTCGTCCAGCATGTACAAAAAAACTTCATATCCCAAGAAGAACGCCGGTACGCAGCG